CAAAACACTGCAATAACTCAAGTACATGTTAATAACGTAATAGACATTACAACAGGACAACCTGTAGTATCTACTTCTTCTTTAGTTCAACTACAAAACTTAAGTGCAAACGATACTACTACAGGTCAACCTTCAGTTTCTACTTCTAGTGTAAGTCAGTTACATGAGTTAACTACAGGTAATACTACAACAAGTCAACCTATAGTCTCTGTTTCCACTGTAGTACAGTTACATCTACTAACTACAAGCAATACTGCTACAGGTTCTCCTATAGTATCTAATGCTACAGCAATAGAGGATGAGGTAAGTACAGCATCTCCTATTGTTACTGGAAACCCAGTATTAAACTCGACATCTATAACTCAGTCTAACTCATTTTCCGCTGGTGGTATCTTAACAGGTAGACCAGATGTAGAAGATGCCGCAGACCCTAACGAACAATATGAACAGGTGGTACAGCAGATGTTTGGTGGTTGGCCTAAAAGAATATACGATCATACTGATTTGGCTATCTCAAGAGGCCATACATTAGGGTATAGAACTCTATACAAGTTTGGATACAATCCAGATGTAAATGGAGATGAAGAGACCGTATGGACTCAAGGTGGTAACTATCCTTGGTTAGATAGTGCAGTTACTATGTTTGTAAGCAGTACAAGCGTAAATGACACAAGTGGTGGCTCAGGTGCTAACACAATACTTATACAAGGTCTAGATGAGAACTACGTAGAGATAGAAGAAACTATAACTCTAAACGGTCAGACACAAGTAACTACTCAGTTGTCTTACTTGAGAGTATATAGAGCCTTTGTTACTTTAGCAGGTTCATCTGGAACTTCTGGTGGCATTATATACATAGGATCTTCTGGAGCTACAGGTGGAGTACCTAACGGTACAGTATACGCTAACCTTAGTATAGGTAATCAGACACAGATAGCCGCATACACAGTACCTGCTGGACATACACTATACTTAGATGAGATTAATATTACTGCCGCACTTAATTTAGCAAACAAAAGAGTAAATGCTAGTTTTCACACTCGTGACTTGGGATCTAATGTATTTAGAACTAGATTTATCAATGTGTTGCAAAGCAGTCAACTTAAACAGTTGTTTAAATACCCACAAGAGTTTGCAGAGAAGACTGATGTAGAGATAAGAGTTTCTACAAATACTACTAACAACCCAATAGCCGCATCTTTTCAAGGTGTACTAATTAAGAATGAAACATAAGGTAATTTATTATGAAAGTAGGATCTAAAGTATCTTGGAACTCGTCTGGTGGAACTGCTCGTGGTATTGTACGTCAAGTTGTAAGAGATGGTACAGTACCTAATATTCCAGTAAAGATAACAGGTACAAAAGAAGAACCTGCGGCACGTATTGAAATAATTGATGATAAAGGTAAGCCTACAGGTCAAATGGTAGGACATAAAGTGTCTACACTACGTAAAGCTCAATACGCTAACGATATCTTTACAACAGAGCCTGAAGCTATCTCTAGATCTATGGATTTAGGACTTGGTGGAGCTATTCACGTATCTGATTATGATGGACAGGCTGTGTACATGCCAGCAGAGAGCCATGAGGCGTATCTAGCCTACTACAGTGGGGATGAGCCTACAGAAGAAGCTGAAGCCCCCTCAGTGGATCGTATAGAGGCTCTCAGGGTCATTGTACAAGAGATCATGAAGACAGAGTTTGCTAAAGCTGATTATCAAGGTGAGAAAGTCACTTTAAATAAGCCTAGACGTATACAAGGTGGCAACAAGAAGTTTGAAGTCTTTGTACAGTCTGGTGGCAAGGTTAAGAGAGTTACATTCGGAGATCCTAACATGGAAATTCGTCGGGATGATCCTAAAGCTAGAGCTAACTTTCGAGCTAGACATAACTGTGACAGTAAGAAAGATAAAACAACGGCTGGCTATTGGTCATGTCGTATGTGGCAATCAAATACATCGGTGGGTGATATGACTAAAGCAGATATTGAAGGTAAGATCCTTAAGACTGACGACGAACAACGATTAGTCTACGGTTGGGCTTCAGTAGTAACCGAAAAGGGTGACGCTGTAGTAGATCGACAAGGTGATGTAATAGAGGCTGACACTCTTGTGAAAGCTGTTAATGAATTTATGGAGCATGTGCGAGTCGGCAAGGCTATGCATACTGGGGATCAAGTAGGTGTCGTTGTACACTCACTCCCAATCACTAAAGAAATAGGTGATTCTCTAGGTATCCAGTCTGACCGTGAAGGATGGGTTGTCGCTTACAAAGTATTCGACGATGATGTCTGGGCAATGGTGAAGTCTGGTGAACTCGCCGCGTTCTCTATAGGTGGACGTGCTATTAAGGAGGAAATCTAACTTGCCTAATCTCCTAAAAAACTTGCACCTTGAAGAACTTTCCCTAGTGGATCGTCCAGCCAATGCACAGGCAATGGTTAGCCTCTTCAAGCGTGACAATTCCTTTGAAGGTATTAATAAAATGAATGAAGAAATGGAAACCAAAGTAGCCGCTTACATGAAAGACAAAGGTTGTGGTCGCGCAGATGCGATGAAAGCCCTTGGATATGACATGGAAAAAGCTGAAGAAGTTGCAGAAGAAGTAGAAGTTGCTGAGAAGGCAGAAGAGGTTAATCCTCTAGAAGCTGAAGTAGAAGCACTGAAAGCTGAGAATGAAACACTTCGTAAAGGTCTTATAGACAATGGCTACGTTATAACTGCTGAAGCAATCGAAAAGAAAGCTGAAGTAGAAATGATGGACATAGAAGGTGAGATGGTAGCTAAGTCTGACATCCCTGCTCCAGTCCTTAAAGCACTTGAAGCGGCGGCTCTAGAAAAAGCTGACGTTGCTTTAACTAAGAGTGCTGAAGAAGCTCTACCACACTTTGATTTAGCTGTAGCTAAGTCTCTAGTAGAGAAGTTCGCAGAAGAAGAAAAAATCATGGAAGCACTAAAGGCGTGTGACGCATCTATTGGCGCATCTATGGAAGAATTTGGTAAGTCAGATGTAGATGGTGAGTTCGCCTCATCTTCAGACAAACTAGATAGTCTTGTAAAGTCCTACATGGACGACAACCAACTAAAGAAAAGTGAATACGCAAAGGCTTACGCTGTTGTAGCGAAGACTGACGAAGGTAAGTCACTTATTAACAAAACCTACAAAGGGGAATAATCATGGCGGTAATGCAGTCTCGTGACAACCGTACTTTCATCGCTGGGGAAGATTTATCTTCAGCACAATTCAAATTCGTAACTCTTGAGTCAGATGGTCAAGTAGACCTAGCTGATTCTGCTGGCGAAAACGCTATCGGTGTTTGCATCGTAGGCGCAGGTGCTGGTAAAGCTGTAACTGTAACCGTTTCTGGTTCAGTCATGGTAACTGCTGGTGGTACTATTGCCGCTGGAGCCGCTGTACAGACAGACGCTTCAGGTGATGCTTTAACAGCCGCAACTGGTGACGTTATCTTAGGCTATGCCCGTGAAGCTGGTGTAGATGGACAAATCATCGAAATAGAAATGATCCAAGGTGGCAACTTAGCGGCCTAAATCAGCATTTTAAAGGAATAACATAATGCCATTATTAACTCCCTCTTCAGTACATATAGATCAGCCGTTATCTAATTTAACGCTTGCTTATGTACAAGAACAAACAAACTTTATCGCTGACAAAGTATTCCCAACAGTGGGCGTACAATCTCAGTCAGATAAATATTATATCTATGACCGTGCAAACATGAACCGTACAGGTGATGTTAAGAAATTAGCACCGCGTACAGAAGTTAACCGTATTGGGATGGCTCTTTCAAGTGCCGCTTACTACGCTGACGTATATGGTTTAGGCATGGACTTCGACGAGCAAACACTTGCTAACGAAGACTCAATGTTAGAAATACGTTCTGCTGGTGCAGAGACATTGACAAACCGTCTGTTAATTGATCGTGAGGAGCGTTTCGCTTCTACATTCTTTAACGCTGGCGTTTGGACAACAGACGTTACTCCAGCTAACTTGTGGTCAGACTACACGAACTCTACACCTATCTCAGATGTAACTACGGGTCGTCGCACAATGCAACTTAAGTCTGGTGGATTTAAGCCAAACACAATGGTTGTAGGTAAAGAAGTACGTG